CCAGCCATGATCGCCCACCAATGATCTTCTTCTGGTGCGTTAGTATCACAGATAACACCAGACCAACTTGCACCACCTTCTCGCATACTTGGAAATCTACCAACACGCATAGTACACGCATCAATAATACTCTTGGGTATTTCTCTTGCTTCGTTTATCCAAATGCCAGTAAGTTCGAGAGAAAGAAGTTTCTTTACATCTTCTGGTCTATCGAGTGCTAAGAATATTACTTCAAGGTCAAGATCATTCATCTGTATGTGGTGAGTGTAAGGAACAGACCAATGAAACTTTCCCCATTCACTCTCTGGAAACCAGTCCAGCCAAGTCTTAATTGTTGTTGTTCTTAACTGTGGGTTTGTATTTCTAATTACACACCAGCGTGATTTTCGTATTCCCTCATTGTTTGGCTTCTGCTCTAATGCTCTTCTAAATAACTCAACACAACACGCAACAGATTTACCAGAACCAACTGGACCTCGAACACCACGAAAAAAACTATTATCCTTCATAAAATCTTTTAGAACTTTGCCATCAGGCTTGTAAGCAAACTTCATCTCAGACCTTTATCAATCCCAGCTTTCAATAATTTTTCTATAGCTTCTCTACCTTGCACTTCAATAATATTATCTAGCATTTTATTGGTAATGAAGGAGGCTCCATGTTTTTCATCAAAGTATTGGAAGTGTATATCTCTTACCATCTGACGTAACATCCTATGCTCCTCAGGTTTAAGAGTGTTTAAAAAACTCATGTGAACTTTCTAAAAGATGCTGTCTTCTTCGCAATCTTCTTTGGTTGCTTGGCAACTTGTTTACCCTTACGCATTGCCGCCCTTTTCTTTCGAGTTGTGGCTCTATACTCAGCATCAGATAAAGATTTAATTGCAGACTCTGGGAGGTATCTCTCGCCAGTCTGTAGTGAGGGTTTGCCAGATTTGGTTCTCCATTTCTGACGACTCCATGCCTTAAGACTTCTCTGGCTCTTTGCTAATGCCATCAGGTATATCCACCACCTTTAGCTTTATACTGCTTGGCTAACATCTGTGCCTTTCGAGCAGACCATTGCCCAGGATTACCACCCTTGCCACTAGCCTTTATTCTACGAAAGAGCGATGCCCTCATCTTAGGTTTCGTATAGTTTCCAGCCGCATTAACTGCCATTACTTCTTCTTCTTAGATGCCATTATCTTAGCTTGAAGATTCTTTGGTAGAGTCTTCTGCTTTGCTGTCATACCAGAACCATTCTTCTTTGCTGGGGGTCTTCCTCTCTTAGATCCGTATGTCCCTTTTCCCATAGGCATGATGTTATCCTTTCTTTCTAAGTTTTTTTGCTTTGTTTCGTCTGCTTATTGCCGCCGCCTTTCGCTTTGCGTCGGCTTTGCTCGATGCTCCCCATGCTCTTAAGCTGAGAAGGAGTCGAGTTGGTCTTCCCTTTGAATCCCTTTCCGGTCCTCGCATTCCCCCCATCCTTGCCAGAAAACTTGCCCTTCTTGGGTTGTCGCCTGACTTTACTGGAGCTTTCAGAGTTCCCTTCTTGTAACTTGCTCGACCTTTTGCGTTGAGGCCTCCCTTTGGATTCTTCCCCGCCTTTCTCTGCCAAGCTGGTGTCTTTGCCATTAAATCTTCCTCTTAAAGATGATACTAATACTGCTACACGCATAAGCAATCCTTTTATATAGGTTAATATATTCATCGAGCCTTTTCCACTAAAAATGTCTGTATGCTATCTCTTGTACTATTATCGCCATGACTTTTGACCCCATGTGCCTTGTATATGTCGTATCTATGCATGCACGCCCAGCTATTATGATAAGTCTATGTTGACAGAGATGTTACCTACATGACTATGCATTACCTTGTCTGGTGCTTTGTAACCAGCCCTATCTAGTATGTCTTTGCTTGCCTCAAGCTGTACGTATTCACTCTTAGCATTATCTGACAAGTGCATTATCCTTCTTAATGCTTTCGTAGCATTTAATCCTATGCTTTGTGTAACTAACTGCATCATATACTGTTGCACATGTGGTAACCTCAAAGTCTTTGTAGCTGTTACTCTACCACTTTCACCTTTGCTATATCCAGCTTCTTCTGATGCTTTCTTAATTGAACAATCAGTTGCTACGATCGTATCAACCAGTTTCTTTTGTTTGCTTGTAAGACCGTTGCTTTGCATCTCTCCCTCTCATCTTGCTATTCTGCTATTACATCAACAAGAAATTTGCCATCATAAATTGTCCATGTCAAGGTGATACTTAAAGTATTTTGTAAACACCCCAAACACACCCCATGAAACCCAATGACAATCGCCCTTGACGCTCCCCCAGATTGCCTTGTCCAGTTTGTTGAATTCTTACTCATTTGCAATATACTCTGATCTTTTTCCATAATTAATGTCTGCACCATTATATCAAAAAAAAGGATTCGGGAACTGATTGAGCTTTGTTGCTTTGGCTTTTGTGCCTCATGGGTACTGTCGAGTACTGCTCTTGCTGTCGGTCCGAACGCTTTTTTTCGATGGGTGCTGATCAACATTAATTATGAAAAAAGGAGTATATTATGAGTAAAGAATTACAACAAAGCTGGACGGCAATCTTCCTCCACATCAAGAACGATTATCAAAGAACATATCACATAAACAAAATACTAAAAGACTTGACATGGAAAATTGATAATAACAAATACCTAGCCGATCTAAAAGCAGAATACCTAGATGAAAGAGAGAGATGCAAAACAACTAATACTCTTTCTACTAAGTTTGAGAAATTGGATTCTAGGTTAGCTGATGCGTTAGATACTGAAAAGGAAGTTATTGAGATCAGAGATTCCCTTAGAAAAGTAATGAAGACTCTGAACATTGAGGAATATCCGAACAGACATATCAGCGAATTCACACCGAGAGTAGTTGAGGGTGATATCAAGACTGCTGAACCAGCTAGTTCACAACCAAATATGTAACCTACACTCCTGAGCATGAGGATAAACTGCTCTACATCGAAAGGAGGTGATAAAGTGAAAAAAGAAAAGATCTTAGATTATACTGTTGCTGATGATTTATTCATCAAAACGCAGAGTGATATCATCATGGAAAGAATGGTGAAAGTATTGGATGGATGTATATATCCTAGAGAAGCTAGGTATGACATAGAAGAATCCCTATTAAGAATTTTAGCATATGGAAGAGAAAAAATATGATGCTCTTTGTAATAATTTATTTTGCTATTGCCTTTGGTTTCTTAGGTTGGATTGTATATCTAACTAGACCAGAAGAGTAGCGACCGGAATCCCAGCTTGGTTTGTAATGATCCAAGTTGGTTTTCGGCTGGTGGGTTTACCCCAAACTTTATCATTGGCAATCGTGGCATAACGACTGGATGTTTTCAAACGATTGCATCAACAACAATATCATTAATCAATGGAGGTCATTATGGCTTTGGAATTTACACCACAGCAATTGGTTCACTTATCAGATGGACTTGCAGATCGAATGCAATTGTATCGAGAGAATGATCCAAAAGAATACAAAGAGTGCAAAGTATTATTCAAGAGAATCAACGATGAATATATCAGAAAGTTTGAAGAAGACGTACATAAAAAATTGGAACAACTATCAAGAGAAGAAGAGGAGTCACTATGAACTATCTTGATATAAGACGACATTACAAATCATGCAAGATGACCAGCATCAATGATACAAGAGCTTACATTATGCGTGGTGACCCATCAATTGAAATACATTGGTGGGCAAGAAACAATAAATTCGTATGCGTTGAATGGTTCGATAAACATTATGAACAGATGCCATTCGACACACTTGCTGAAGCTATGGAACATGGTCTAGGCAGAACAGTATCAGTAAACAGTTTGAATTGAGTATCAAAATCAACTATACTAAATAAAGGAGAAAGCTATGAGTAAGCAAGAAACACTTGCGTATGCAAAGGTAATCATTAATCAAATAAACAAAGCAGATCCAACTGCTATGATGTGTTGGGGAGTTATTCCAGGTCATACTTTATTTGCATTGCCAGAAACAAAAGAACGAAGAGCTGGTATAAAAATGATGTGTACTGGACACCTTCATCAAGGTCGAGTAGATGTAGATCTTGCTTGGTCTGATACTTACACCATTAAATATTACAACAAAGATGGTGATATCGTGAAGACTAAAGACATGGTTTATGCTACTGAACTATGCCGCATACTTGATCAAGACATCGAGAGCGGAGACAAAACACCAGTAAAGGATTTAGAAGTAATACTATCATCACCATCAGACGGAGTACTAGTTGCTGATGTTGCAAAACCAATGGAGAAAAACTAATGAATGAATATTTTATTGAACCAAGAGCTGATACACAATGTGGATTAGTTCTAGCATGTATACGTTTGCATGGCTATATCACAGACAGAAAAGCACTAGAGTTTGGTTGTCGTAGACTAGCATCACGCATACATGATCTAAACAAAAACGGAGCAGACATCATTGCTATTCGAGAAACTAAGAATGGTGTACACTTTGCACGCTATATGTTTCGAGAAGCATATGAAAAAGATCTGAAGTTGAGCTTAAATGCAGAGCTTGCTGGTCAACCAATACCTCCAAAGATGAAACCATTCTGGCAGAAAGATTATGCCAAGTATGCACAAGTCATATGAGGATATAGGAACATTTGTGTGGAACAAGTTGACACACAGTGTATCAGTTTGTCGTGATTACTTAGGGTATTCCGAATCAGGTATGCCCTATGTAGTTGATCACTTCCAACTGAATGTAACAGATGTAAATGGTAATCAAGTATCAAGTCCGCTGACAGAAACTGGGTATCGTTCGTATATGGTTTCCAGAAAATCAAAACATTATGGCGGCACCACTCATTGCGATAAACCAACTAGCAATGAGGAGTTTCTGTTCAGCTTAAAATCAAAACTAGGCGATGAGCCAAAACAAAAGGAGTTATTCTAATGACTGCACTAGAATCAAAACTAAAAAAAGATATGCTTTATTATGAAGCTATGGGTCAAGACAAAGAACGCTTTCCAAGATACGGAGATCGGTATGAATTTGAACAGGTAGCTCGCTATCTAAAAACAGCACTAGATAAGTTTGACTTCGTTGATATGATTAGAAATGAAGAAAATTTACCTGATGTTACTATCACTAACAACAAACACTATGGAGATAAATAGTGTCACATCCAGTAAATGATCGGATCAAAGAAGAAGTTTCAGAACAGGTAGACAATATGCCAGCTTTGGAACTACTAAACAAATGCGATGAACTTGGTATCAAAACATCAGAAATGCCAATGGAAGAGCTCATGGATCAACTCCAAGATGCTCTTCTTGAGATTCGTATGCAATCATAACCTAAAAAGGGGAGGACTATCAAACCTCCCCAGTTAAAGGATTATACTATGAAGTCACTAACACAAAACCAACTTCGTATACTTGCAACTATAGCTCTTTATACGGATAAGTCAAAACCAAAACCACCGACGATAACGAGTAGCATTATCAAAAAAGAACTGCAAGATATAAAGCAAGGAACAATAACATCAACACTTAACCAGCTCGAACATCGCTATGGATTGGTAATATCAGTTCAAGTTTCAGATATTTATTGGCTCGCAAGAAAGAATGCAAAAACACCTGGCACAATAAGAAAATATTTTATTACCGGATTAGGTAAGAAAACAGTCAATTATCATTTGCTCCAGCAAGCTAGTCGTGCTAAAACTTCTCTTTATGAAAAGTTATTTAGAACAACTAACAAATCAAACGGAGAGCAAAGACATATCCTTGCGTAAGGCATTTGAATGGGCTGGTTTATCAAAGACAACATACTATCGGCAACTCAAAGGAACTGAGCTTAGATATGGAACTGCTATCAAAATTGAAAAAGCTATTCAGCAACTCGAAACGATACAAAGCAGAAGAGCAACGACAAAGCAGTAAGTGTATGGCTTGTGATAAAGTCACACCATACTTCGTTATCTTTGCAACAGGACATTTGATTTGCCTCAGCTGTTATGAGGAGGACAAATGGTTAGCAAAAGTAAAGCGAAAGGAAGCTATCACGAACGCTGGTTTCTAAAGCTATGGAATAGTTTAGGAATAAAAACAAAGAAACAACCACTATCGGGCAGTCTAGGTGGTGAATACAAAGGGGATCTGACTATCGAGGTAGGTGGTCAGACTCTCTTTGTAGAAGTAAAGTATAGAGATAAAAGTTCATTTCCGAACGTATTTAATCTTTTAGAAGATCGAGATATCGCAGTCTGTAAACGTAAGACTGGCGACCCTCGATACTGTGTAATAATTAGTGACCGAGTATGGGAATCAACATTCAAAAAACTTATTGGAGGATAACATGAAAGTTATTAACACACTACAAAACTACGCAACACTTGACTCTGTACAATCAAAATATTTTTTTGGTTATACTGGTGGTGATAAACCAACAGAGATTGCAACCAGCAAACAGCTCTGGAAAATACAGGACATATCAAACAAACTGTATCACTACTATTTAACCATTGAAACAGTAGCCGATGGCATCAAAAGCCAAGAGCTGCAAAACCAATTGGTGGAAACTAAAGAGGCAATCGATGAAATGACTGCTGTATCTCTACCAATGTCGAAAGAGAACATGAATAAAAAAATAAAATTACTTCAACAACTTCTCGATTCGACTCTACCAAAACTATCAAATTTGGTCCAGCAAACCATTAATGAACAAACAGCATAGGAGAATACAATGGAAGACAAAAAAGTTATTGAACTAAAAAAAAATGATCGTGATCTCTTGGTATTTAGTTCGCCAAGAGAGGCAACTGAATCTTTGCTTACTGAACTGAATGCATTACCAAATGTGGATGTCAGAAAGCTAAAGCTGGAAAATGAGTTGATAAGTGATGGTGTCGATCTATCAACAGCACTCAAAGCAACAACAATCATTGATAAATATATGAAACCAATGACCACAAAACAAATACAGAATCAAACAAACAAATGGGTATACCTATTCTACAAACCCTACAACTCTACAATGGAAGAGGTGAATGCAAGGCTCGATGCAATACAAATGCAACTATCTACCTTGCCAGCCGATTGTGTAAACTTTGCTTTGAACAGAAGCATCCGTATGTACAAAATATTTCCATCGTTCAATGATCTGTATCTGCTGATGAAAGAGCATGTAGAAAGGAGAGAAATACTTCAGCAAACATTTCAAAAAGTTATTGCAAAGTTGCAGTAACGCTACTATATTAGCCATATAAAAAAGGAGAAAGCTATGGATAGAACCAAAAGTATTGGCGGCAGTGATGTCACCAGATTATTTTCAAATCAAGAAGATGCCTGGCAAAAGCTATGGGAAGAGAAGACCGGAAGACGACAGCCTGACGATCTATCAGATATATTCCATGTCCAGCTTGGCGTCGCAACGGAAGCATTCAACATCGGATGGTTCAAAAAAATGTATCAAGATGATCTTGAAATCAGGCGTATCGAAATACAGCATGAAATCAATGCACCAGCAATGGCATCTGATTCCAAAGACGTACCTCTCAGATCAACTCTCGATGGACTAATTAGTCACAAAGATGGCTGGAGTGTACTCGAGTGCAAGCATACCAACAGCTTTACCAACATTGATAAGCAAGCAGAACTATACATGCCACAGTTACAATTCTATCTGCACATGGCAAAGAAGTTCTACATTGGTGGGCATGATATTATTGATGGCATTTACTTTGCTAATATCTTTGGAAACTCAAAATGGGAATGCATACACATCACATATAATCCACAGTATGCACAAGAGATAATGGATAGGGTAGTACGCTTCTGGAAGTTTGTTACTGATGACCAGCCTCCACAAAAAAGAATGCCTGATCCACCACAGATCAAAGGCATTCTTTTTGATAGGAAGAAGAAGGAAGACATGACACAAAGTAATTCTTTTACAAATGCTTCTCAGTTGTATGTTTCAACTTTACCTTCAGTAAAAATAAATGAAGAGGCAAAGAAAGATTTACTCAATCATGTCCAGCCAAGTCATGCCGAATTATTCAATGATTTGATTTCAATCAATGTGTCCAAGACTGGCAGACGCACAATTAAAATAAAGGAGAAAGCTAATGGCAAAGCATAAAGATATATATACAGCATTATTTGCTTGTGAGTTCGATACCATATCAACGGAAGGGCAGAATGCAAGATTCGCAAGCACTAAAAGTGGTGGGAAATACATGAAGGTCGAGGACATACTGGGATCTGTTGTACCAGTACTCAAAGAGCAAGGCATTATGGTTATAGGAAGAATGAAAAACCAAGATAGTATGCCAGTTCTTTGCATCGAGCTTCGTCATGTTGAATCTGGTACATCAATCGAAAGCGAATCTGTTTGTGTTGATAATGAAAAGAAAGGCTCACAACAAATAGGATCAGGCATTACCTACATGACTAGGTATATGCTTCAAAGACTTCTGAATCTTGCTCCAGACGCAAGCACAGATGACGATGGGAATGATACAAATTCCAAAAACAAAAAGTCTGGATTTACCCCAAAACGTAATCAAGGAGAATGGTAAACATGGAGTACGATAACACAAATACTGGTGCAGTATGGCAAGCACCTAACGCAAAGCTAGTTGGTACTGGCACTCTCAATGATAATGGCAAAGAGAATCGAATCTGCATTGTCAAAGAGCAACAGAAAGATGGCAAAGATGTACGAGATATCTACATCAAAGTCGGCAGAATGTGGGATAATGATAACACAAAAGAAAATGCACCAGCTCTTACTGGTCAAATAGATTTATCATCAGGCGATAAACGTATTGCCGCTTGGATAAAAACAACGGATAATGGATCAATGCTTTCGCTAAACATTAGTGAAAAACAAGTTGACAATGATTTATCTGAGGATGATATTCCTTTTTAGGGTCTGCTTTCTCCAAATGTAACCCTAAATGAGTTAGGGAGGGTTAATACTGCTTGCCTCCCTCCCTAGCACATAACAGAAAGCAAGAACCCATGATAGAAAAAATGACACACACTATCATTCTCATGCTTACACTAGACCTCGAGTCAGCAAGAGAATGTGAAAAAATAAGCCAGCAAGTATATAATGAGAATAGATGTTTTGAAACGTATAACATCCATACCAATATACCACCTCGCAAAACAAATAACTTTGATGATATTATTGCTCTATACATAGAAAGGATAAACGTATGGAAATTAAGAAAATAGATATAGAAACACTCAAACTAAAAGCAGTAGAGCCAGATATGAATCAACGCAATACAAGAGTATTTAAAAAGAAAACTGTAGATTTAATGAAAAAACTTGCTCAAGAAAAAACAAAACTTGTAGGTAAATAAATACCTATTAATTAACCCACGACAAAAGGAGAAATCTATGCCTAAAGAAAAAAATATATACGAATCTTTCGACAACATTTTTTATCCAGCTACAGAAAAAGCTAAGTTTCGAGAGATAATCAGACAAGAAGTAAGAGAAGCTGTTGCCGATATTCTAATCAAACCTTCAGAAGAAAAAAAATGGAGAGAATATTACAAAGATGCTTTGAAAATTTGGTCAAAAGAAAAATAGTTATCAACCTTATCAGTGTTATCAGGGAGACACAGTAGTTTCCCACAGATACTTTAGCCA